AGCAAAACCTTTCAACTGATATTGTATCAGGCCTTCCATCATTATGCTATAATTGGTTTAATAATCAGATACTTTGCCGAATCGGAGAAATTAGTATGTTTTCTGTAGCATATCTTTGCATTTGTATATATTGCATGCTCCAGCTGGGACTTCTCATCATGATGGAAAAACGTCGCCGCAATGCACGGACCGGGAATGAAAGATACTTCATACATATGCTCGTCATCACGTTGTTTTCTTTTGTCGCGGATATCATGAGCAGCTTTAATTCCGTACCTGATTGGTTTTTCCCCTTCTCCGTTGCCGGCGTTTATGCCGAGATTATCTTTAGCACGGCGCTCATTCCGATTTTTTACCGCTACATCTGCACACAGATTTCCGGACTGAATGCGTCATTAAAGCGGAACCTGTATCTCGTTCTTTTGAGTTTAACCTTACTGTGCGCGGCGACGGTCGTGTCAACGGCTTTTACAGGACAGATTTTCTATTTTGACAGCGCCCGTGTTTACCACCGCGGCCCGCTCTTATTCATACCGATGTCCATGCAATTAATTATGATGCTTATTATTGAAGGTTTCCTGATCAGCCAGAGGCAAAAAATCGAAGCGAATTACTTCAGGTCGCTGATACTCTTTCTTCTTGCGCCGCTTATAGGATGGGCGCTGCAGCTTTTCATATTCGGGCTTCCGTTCTCACTGCTCGGCATTACCTTTGCGTCATTGATCCTGTTCACGAATATCCAGAACCGCAATAATGACAAGGATTATCTGACCGGAGCCTTTACCCGACAAATACTCGATAGCTATATGCAGCATAAGATTGATGCCTCTACAAATCAAAGGACGTTCTCCGCAATTTTACTCGATATAGGCGATTTCAAATCCATTAATGACCGTTTCGGCCACTTCGAAGGTGATATTGCACTAAGGAATGCTGTTCGCGTTCTGCGTGAATCTGTAGGATGCAGCGATCTTGTCGCAAGATACGGCGGGGACGAGTTCTGTATTATTCTTGAAAGCGATGATTTCAGGACGGTTGAAGAAACAATACATCGAATTAACAGTAATCTTTCCGATTTCAACCGGAGCGAAAACAAACCATACAAACTCAGCTTCAGTTTAGGCCATGCGGTGTATCACCTCTCTATGGGAAGAACAGCGGAATCATTTTTCAGAGTAATCGATCAGAAGATGTATGCGCAAAAGAATTCCCGCAAGATTGAGGCCACCGTCAGTCAAGAGTAACATCTTCCAGTAGCGGGGACGTGCGAACACTCCGCTACTCACACGGTTCACATCCTTCCCTTGCCTGCCGTACGGTAAGATCAAAATGTGTTTGCAATGGCCTCAAATATACTCCTGGAAAAAACCTTTGAAAAGATCAAAAGCTTGGAACCAGACCCAGCGAGCGATTCGCATCTACAGACAAAGCTTACGCCGATAACCAGTCAAACGATGCTCTATATGCTTAAACCGGCAAAAGAGAATGGTCAAAACGTTAAGCTTGCAATTGTGTCAAACGCTTATCTTAAAGTGTAGAAAAACGACATATTGTGATAATACTGAGTAGCCTTTCTGCAATTCCTGAGATTTTCAATTGCGAACCATGCGCGGTCTTTCCGCTGTGCGGTTCGCATCCCCGTCCGAAAACGGCTGATTTTGAGGATAAGAAAAAGGGCCCGCTTTGCGGGCCACTCGGGAGAGCGTACGGTTCGCATCCGTAAGGTCGAGAGTTCGATCCTCTTCGTCTCCACCATAAAAGTACCTCATAAGGGATACAATGTGTATTTCCTATGAGGTACTTTTTCCATTGTGAAAAGCCTTGTATAGCGGGCTTTTTCAGCTTTCGCAGTTGCAAGCCCATTTCCGATGCTCCCTTTATACCGCCCTCGGCTGTCAAAAATCCGTTCGTTTTCGGGCTGCTCCTATTGAAAATGCAACCGCAGTATTCAGAGCCTACCCAAAATGTCACGGATACCCCTTTCGTGTCAGGGGTATGCAACTGTAGGAAATCAGGCGAAAAACAGAACAGCCGCAGACTGAAAACGACAATCTTCGTTCCACGTCTGCGGCTGATTTTTATATGTGCCATTTTATTTCCGTACCGTCTTTCAGCTTGAGCACGATTTTCTTTTTGCTGTAAACAGTCATGGTGTCAATCGTTGCATTCCAAAGCCCCTCATCAAATTCAGTGATGAGGTCGCTGGATTCCATTGTCTTGAAAAAGGCGTCGATACGGTTTGCTTTTAACTTCCGCTGTAAAATTTTTTCGTTCATGCTTTCGCATTTGCCCTTAGCAGTATCATACCTCGCGGCAAGTGCTGCATACTTCGTCTCGTAATCCTCTTGGCTGATTTCAGCATGGGCGTTTTTATCGATGCATTTACGCAGAAGCTCGGTCGCCACATCGCGCTCCGATTCCAATGTGTGCAGGTCGGACTCCAACTGGCTGGTGTCGGTGAGAAATGCCACTGCAGCGCGGCAGTTATCAAGAATCTCATGCTTGTTCTGAAGGGCGGCATTCATGGCCCCGACGAATACTCCTTTGACCTCGTCGTCCGTAAGATGAGGCGTCTTACACCGCAGGCCGTCACCAGCGCCTTTGCCGTATTTCTTGTTGCAATACCAAACCAAACGCCGGTATTTGTCGTTGGAGTGCCATACCTTGTGGCCGTAATAAGCGCCACACTCTCCGCAGATGATACGTCCTGAAAAAGGGCTGTTGGAGTGGCTCTGATATCCGTCTTTCTCCCTGCGACGCTGAAACTCGTATTGAGCCAGTTCAAAAACCTCCGACGAAATTATCCCCTCGTGACTGTCTGTCACATAGTATTGCGGGACTTCGCCCTCGTTCGTCTTCATCGTCTTTGTGAGAAAATCAACTGTAAAACGCTTTTGCAGAAGAGCATCTCCCTTGTACTTCTCATTAGTGAGAATGCTCTCAACGGTGCTACCTTGCCACCTCGTCTTGTCGGAGGGCGTAGGAATACCCTGTTCCGTCAGTACCTTTGCTATGTAGGTCGGTGCACGTCCTTCAAGAAACATCAAGTAGATGCTCCGCACCACCGCCGCTTCCTTCTCCACGACCTGCGGGAGACCGTCCGGCCCTTTACAATAGCCGAGGAAGTGCTTGTAGGGCATAGAAACCTTTCCATCGGCAAAGCGTTTCCGCTGGCCCCATGTGACGTTTTCAGAAATGCTGCGGCTCTCCTCCTGCGCGATGGAACTCATGATGGTGATGAGCAGCTCGCCCTTGCTGTCAAAGGTATAGATGTTTTCCTTTTCGAAGAAGCACTCAACGCCGTTTTCCTTGAGCTTGCGGATGGTCACAAGGCTATCCACCGTGTTGCGGGCAAACCGGCTGATGGATTTGGTCACAATCAGGTCAATTTTCCCGTCGAGCGCGTCCTCAATCATCTGATTAAAGCCAGTGCGGTATTTAGTAGAGGTACCAGAAATGCCTTCGTCAGAATACAGTCCCGCAAACTGCCAGTCAGCTCGTCCCATAATGTACTTTGTGTAATAATCCATCTGTGCTTCGTAGGAGGTAAGCTGCTCCTCCATGTCGGTGGAAACTCTGGCATAGGCCGCAACCCGTCTCTTTTGTCCCGGTCTCGCGTTCTTTCCTGCGAACTTTGGAATTGTCGCAGGAATCATCGTTATTTCTCTTTTTGACATGCTCTGTTCCTCTCTTTTGCTTTTTCACTGGCCGCCATACGCATTTCCTCCGTCCAACTGTCGCGGCGTGAAGTCTGCCAGTGCTTTGTAATTTCCGACCCGTCCGGACGAACAATGATTACGGTGTTCGCTTCCGGCACCCGGATTTGGCTGAAGGGCTCACCGTCTACCAATTCCAGCAGGACCTTTTCCGGTATCTGCTGCGATGCGCATTGCGATTTTCCAAGGCGGTTAAAGGTGGCGCAAATCCATACAGGTTGATTCGCTGTTATTTTTCGCCGGTAATGCTTCCCGCATTGCCCGCACACAATTTTACCCGTGAAAAGGTAGATGTCCTGCTTCGGCTTATTCGGGGTGTGTTTTTCTGCCCGACGCCGTATTTCGGATTGCACTTTCTCAAAGGTGTTGCGGTCAATAATCGCCTCATGTGCATCTCGCACATAATACTGCGGAAGCTGGCCTTCATTTGCAACCTGCTTTTTGCTGATGTGATCCGCGATGAAGGTCTTTTGCAGGCGTATATCGCCGACGTACTTTTCATTTGAAAGTATCTTGCTGATAACCGATTCGTACCACGGTCCGCCGTTCTTGGTAGGTATGCACCTGGCATTAAGTTCCTTTGCGATGGCTGTTTTCCCCAGCCCTGAAAGGTAAAGGCTGTAAATCAGACGTACCGCTTTGGCTTCCTGCGGAATGATGACGAAGGTATCACCGACCAGTTCGTAACCGGTGATTTTTGTGGGCGTTGGCTTGCCCTCTTTAAAGTCCTTCCGGACACGCCATTTCTGGTTTTCACTTGTGGAAAGGCTCTCCTCCTGAGCAAAGGACGAGAGCAGCGTGAGCAGAAATTCGCCGTCCTCGCTTAGCGAGTGGATGTTCTCGCGCTCAAACCACACATCGACGCCCAGAAGTTTTAGCTCCCTGATGGTCTCCAGCGTGGTAACTGTGTTTCTGGCGAAACGCGATATGGACTTTGTGAGAATGATGTCCAGCTTTCCAGCGCGACAATCCGAAAGTAAGCGCTGGAACTCAGGACGATCATTTTTCGTACCGGTGTACGCTTCATCCGCGTAAACGCCGCAGTATATCCATTCTGTGTTGCGGCGAATGAACTTACTGTAAAAATCCACCTGCGCGGAAAGAGAATGCAACATTGCATCTTTTCCGCTTGATACCCGCGCATACGCTGCGACACGCTTTTTTACCGAGGTGTCAACGACAATTGCAGCGTCAATCTTCGTGACAGTTTTCACTTCGCACCTCCTGCTCAAATTTGCTTATAAGAAGCGGACCGGTCAACGGCTCATAGATTTTCATCAGCCGTTTGGCAGCCCGTGCAGTGTCTTTCACCGTCATAAAACCACGCGCATGAAGAGCAGAGACAACCATCAGGCAGAGCCGTACATTTTTCTCTGCCAGATACTGTGCTGCAGTTGGCCTTTTGTGCTTTTGGCGTATGGTCTTTGGATCGATCTTTGAAATAACATTCCGATGAGCAGTATTTTTTAGAGGAGCTTTCATTGACTTTAAACTCCTTTCCGCAGTGTATACAGGTGCGCATTATGGTTTTCCTGTTGAGCCTATCCTGATGCGCCGACCACCAAGCCATGCGGCAGGCGTCATTGCAAAATTTCTTTGGCTTTGTTTTTTCACGCTGTTGGAGCTTGGCCCCGCACTGCAGACAATAGATGTACATGAGATCTTCGTTGCCCACCAGCGTCGATTTTTCTATGCCATGCCGTTTCAGATAAGACTTGACGGTGTTTTTTGAATGACCAAGCTCATCAGCGATTTTTTGATAAGATTTCCCGGCAAGCCGCATCTCGGCAATTTGCTGTTTATCTTCATCGGTCAGCCGCATAGTATCCCTCCTTCAGTGGTGTCGTATATTACCTCTGTATTTGGGATATAGCAAGCGGTATTAAGACAATAAACCGCCGATTATCGGGCGGTATTTTTCCTTCAGCTTTGTATCAATTTGAGTAAATTCCTGCTCACTGATCAGCTTCTGAGAAAGCAGACACAGCAGAATGTTCCTTGCGATGCGGTACTCTTTTTCCACCGTGTATTGTTCTTGCGTCATCATGCCTTCCCACCTCCGAAACGAGCATTGATATAACACTGGTGGGAGCAATACTTTCTGCTTTGACTGCCATACAAGACAAAAGCTTTTTCGCAGCCAAGGCACTTGACAGTGCGCGGATTCTTATGACACTTTAGTTGTCGATGATCGTTCCACCATTTTGTGCGGCAGGCGTCCGAGCAAAATCGGCGTGGTTTTCGCTTTTCCTGCTGCTCAATGTGTGTGCCGCATTGCAAGCAGTAGTTCTTGCTCCCCGCTGTCAGTGACGCAATATCCTTGTCAGACAAATGATTGCGGAAACAATAGCTTTTAACCGTGCTCTCCTTCACGGCCAAAAGCACTGCGATTTCTTTATATGACCGTCCAGAAAGGCGTAGTGAGCTGATCTGGCTTTTTTCAGCGGTTGTCATGTGCTTGCCCCCAATCCGAGGACCCCTGTCCTCACTATCCAATGGAGGCAAAAGCGCCGTCTGGCCGAAAAATCATAAAAACAATTTGCTCATAACGAAGTCTCCAGGTGAAGGCAAGACTTTCTGTCTCCACAATCCACAGGACAGAAAGGCTGCGTTTGAACGAAAAAAATAAGGCTCGGCAGGATTTTTTCCCACCGAGCCTTAAAACGATGTATCAGAGCTTTGCCGCATAGTCGAGCGAAATCCAGCCATTCCGGCCAGCCTGATAGGCTTTAAGTAGACCCCAGCGGGTTGCTCCTGTGCCACTGGCCTCCTCGACGATGGTGAATACACCCTTTCCGGTGTATCGCCCCACAGTGCCGTAGTTGGTGCCGGGACCTTTCCGGATGTTCAGGTCTGGAATGACGATCCTGACGCGATAAGGCACATCATCAGAGGGCTGCTCCGGAGTCGAGGGCTGTAGTGTACTCTCCAGCCTGGCGTTGACCTGCTCTGCGATGTATGGAAACTTATTCTCCAAATATGGGCCAGGACAGGTGGTCGCGGCAAACCACTTGTGCATGGTGAGATTACCAGATTTATCTCCCGTGTAATTGATGCGGACGATGCCGTTGCGCTGGCAGATGTCAACACACAGATCGATGAGCTTGGCGAGCGCCGTATCGCTGACGTGCCAGTCACCGCCGACCTCGTCATTTGCAACCTCGATGGTGACGGCGCGGTTGTCGTTGGCGCTGTTGGAACTGCACCAGCTTCGGTTTGCTTCATCCACATACAGCCCGACCCGGCCGTCCGTGCCGATGCCGTAGTTGGCGCTGGCTTCTCGGCTGGAGGGCGCGAACACACCGCCGCACTGCTCCACGGTAAGATTGCCAGCCATATGGTGGATGGTGATCTTGTCAATGGAGTGATTTCGCGGTTTGCTGCAGTTCGGACTGAACTGCGTGTAATTTACAAGACTGCTGTTGCTCATGTTATTTTTCCTCCTTTTCGGCGCGGTCATGGAGTTGCTCCAGCACTGCCTTCAGCTTTGCGGGAATGGGCAGGCCAAGATGGCCAGCGTTCTCAATCAGAGACAGGCCCTCATTCGAGATGTAGAAAAAGATCACCGCCGTCCGCAGCACCGAGCCGGTGCCGATAATCTGGACGTCGATGATGTTTGCCGCACCCACCAGAATGAAAATCAGAACCTTCCGGCACAGGCCCTTAAAGCCGACCTCGCTGGAAAGTTTCTTATCGGCAATAGCGCACATGACGCCGGTGATGTAGTCCATGACCACAAAGCCGAGCAGCGCGTACAGCAGGCCGTCACACCCGCCCAGATACCAGCCCAGCCAGCCGCCAATGGCCATAAACACCGCTTGAATGGAATACCAGAAATCTTTCATATTCTTTGATCCTCCTTATTTTTTTGCATGAAAAAAGCAGCTGCCTGTCCCGGACAGCCGCCTTCGATTTGAGATTGTTACGCTTCTTCCACCGTATAGGTTATTTTCATTGTCTTATCCGCCGTCTTGATCACGGAGGTCGACAGATTGTTGATGCTCGCGAGATACGGCGTCACGAGGAACAGCGTTTTGTATACGGCCGCCGTGTTGTAGCTGTATCTGCCGAAGCTGATCGCATAGGGGCCGTACCGGAAGAACGGCGTACAGACATAGTTGAGGCCGGTATAATTCTTCGTGCCGATGATGGTGTCATCGGAGCAGATGTTGAAGTCCGAGCCAAGAATCCGGTCGCCTACTTTATACATCTGAACGTAGCCATAATTGTCGCCGCCGCTGAAGTTCGAGGTAAAACCAAAGGGAATAAGGGTGATGTCGGCTGAATTATTGGCGTTGATCTTGTAAATGCCTTTTCTGTCGTACTTCATCGCATAAAGATAGCCGCCTCGCATAACCGACTGGACATTCCGGTATGGCTGACCACCGTAACCACTGCGGTATCCAAGCTGATAGATCTGTGCATCGGTGAGAGTCCACGTGCCTTCTGTAAAGGTAAAATCGGCTTTACTGATCTTGATCCACTTCACTGTAGCATTGCCAGACGAATTGCCGCTGCCCATGAAGCCGTACCAGTAACCGTCCTCACCGTCGTGAAAATCATAATAACCGTAGTTACTTGACGCAGTGCTGTTAATGAACACGGTGGGGTTGATGGTATGCGTCTCAAGAAGTTCGTCGCCATCTTCTCTCAGCGTGAAATTGAGGCCAATATTGCAGAAACATTTCCGAATCTTGTTGATGAGGATTGCGTTCGAAGTGTCCATAGAGATGCTGATAAAATAATCGCCTTCAAAATTGACCTCCACGGAATCCACATAGCGGTTCATAATGATTCCGCTTGACGCGATGCTTGTGCTTTTCATGCGCAGCAGGCGCTTTTCCGCATCAAAGGCGTCTCCAAAATATCCGACGCCGCCCAGCTTGTGCGTGAGGCAGACGGCGGTGATGGTACCATTGCCCTGACTGGTGGTGAAGTCCCAGACAAATTTGTAGCCTTTATCTGTTGTTTTCGATTCCGTAAGGTTTAAGCTCCCGCGCAGCACATCCGCCGTGGCGTTGACGTCGTTGGAGGCGTAGCCGATACATTGGTTTGCGGACGGCGCGTAGAGCGTGTTCTCATCCTCCGTGATGGCGTCCTGAAAAAGGAGGATGCCGCCGATGGTATTCGGACAGATGGGGAGAAAATAATCGCTCCAGCTTACCGTGCTGCTGCCCGCGACACAGAAAAGCATCCCTTCAATATTATTGCCGAACACTTGTGAGACGGCCGTGGTGACCATGTTCGTATCCCGGAAGATTTCTCTCTTCCCGGTATGCACATTGGTCAGTTCAATTTTTGTAGTACCTTTTAGCTTCATTCCTCAGACCTCCTAATTCAGGTAATCGACGACGATACTGTTCACATAGCCGCCTTCCGCAAGCACGAAGCGGAACCTGTAATGGCCGGTGGTGGCTTTCAGCGCCCATGCGTCCGTGCCGATATTTGTGAGCGCGTCTTTGGTCATCCCCGACTGCTCGTCGGAAAGGACCGCCCAGGCGTTGTCCACATAGTTGAGCCAGGTGACGCCGCTGTCGAAGGAGACTGCAAACAGTGTGGCATCATCCGCGTCGGCGGTCACTTTTTCTATGCCGAGGATTGTGGAATCGGTCATATCCACTTCCTCTGTAATCACCGTCTGCGGAAACGGCAGAGCGGTCACATCCGCTTCCAGCACCGGAGGCTCGTCCTGCGAATCCTGCCAGTACAGAAGCAACGGATTTGTAAGCGGCAGAAGCAATGAGCCGGGCGGCCTGTCGTCCACGCCGTAGGCTTCAAAGAGCGCCTTATTAAGCTCGCCCGGATTCTCAAGCTCCGAAAGGGACAAAACGCCCTCTGTAGAGACAACCGTATAGATTTTTCCGTCCTTATCGGTAATCAGATACTTTCTGTCATAGGGCGCTTGAATATCAATCAGACCGTCTGCGGCGGTAAAATCCGAGCCGTCGTCGCTGGCGTGGGTGAAGGTTTCCCGCAGTGTTTGCCCGGCGGTCACCGTGAATGTCTTCGTGCCGCCGGTGCAGACGAGCTGGTTTGTGCCAAGATAACTGGCGTCGGTCGGTATACGGAGCACGTTCAGAAAGATATCCCCGGTGCTGAACAGATACACCTCATAGGTCAGATGGACACTATCGGAGGTCGAGTTGTACTGGGTATAACCGTCCCATTTCAGCCGCAAGAACTTGTAGTAGTTGTAGAGCGTGCCTTCCTCGCGCCAGAAGTTCCAGAGCTTCGCGTCTCTCCGGCAAACCCGCAGTTGCTCGGCGCTTGTGCCGAACCCGAACCAGCTATTGCCGCTGACATAAATATTTTGAGCGACTGTGCCGTTGAACTTGAACCAGTCCACGCCGTTGAAAGTCAGTGTATCGTCGTCGTGTCCGACATTGTTCAAAAGCTGTGTCAGATTTTCGGTGGAAGCGAGAAGGGCTTCCATCCCGTTATAGTCAGCCATTCTTAACCTCCAGTCCGGTCACGCTGGCAAACTGCTCCGTGTTCACGGTCAGCCTGCACATGCGGCCCTCATCAATTGTGCCTTCCGCGCTCTTATACACGTAAGACGTCTGCAGTTCAAACTTATCTGCAACCTTCACATAAACGGCCGAGTAGGTCATTTTCCGTTTGTCGTCGGCGTTGATCGTCTCGGTCACAACGACCGGATCGACTGTTGCCGTATCTGTAAATGCTACGATGGAAAGGCCACCCGCGCGGAATAGCGGCAGGCTGTCGAGAAAAGCGGCAGGCGTCGGAGTTATCAATTCCGTGCTCACCGCCGACGTATAGCCGACAGATTTCAGTGTGCCGAAGCGCACCAGCGCGGCGGTATCCGAGAATTCCAGACGGCCATCCCAGACCTTGTTCGCGGAGAGGCCCTGCCCGCTGACGGTGGCGATGGCCTGCGCCCGGCCGACCGAAGCGGCCCCGCCGGACATTTTCATCCAGACGCGAAAGGTGTTATAGGTGTTGGCCGTCAGCCCGGAGAGCGGATAATAGAGATTCAGGATGTGCTTGCCGGATTTCCAAGTTTCGATCGGGTAGTAGGTCGTCAGCACGTTGTCATTAATAATGTAGGTGACCTGAATCACCGCGTCGCCGTCATCCTGCCATGTAAGCGTAAAACTTTCATCCTGTGTGGTCGCCGTACCGCCCGAAGCCGAGGCCGGAATCGTAATGGTTCCCGTCGCCTGTCCAGTCTTTGAAACCTCGTACGCATTGATGTCCATGAGGATGGAGGCAAAAAACTGAGCGTCGGTGTCCTCGTTGGAGGCAAACTCAATGCTCACGATCTCCGTATCCGTGGAGCCTATTGTGTACGGCGAGGCGTTCATATAGGAATGGACGGCGATTTTTCCCGCCTCAA